CGGCATCGGCACTCGCCACAAAGCGCAGCACGTCACCGGCCAAGAGTGTGCCGGGGCCGACGATACTCGCGCGGGCGTCGCCCTCGGTGATGGTCTGCGAGGGCGTCACCTTGTAGGTCTCGCCGCCTGCGTCGATTTCGCAGGTCAGGATCACGCCGGATGCCGCGTCATTGCTGGTCTGGATGGTGGCAATATGGCGGGTGTGATCTGCCGGAACCGGCGGCATAGCCACCCCGGCTTGCGTGACATGTGCGAGAAAACGGCTTGGGATAATGCTCATTGGTTTAGGCTCCTGCAATCATGGCGAGGTGTTCGGCGTCGGACAGGGCGGCAGAGCGGGGCACCCATTGGGTGCTGCCGTCTGGGCCGCCTTGCAGCATGGCGCCCGGCGTCGGCGCGCCTTCGGGCAACAGGCGTGGATCCAGCGCGTCCAGGTCTTGTTTGGTGGCGAGGGTCAGATAGTCATTGATGACTGCCGTGACATTCTGAGCCTGACCCACAACGGTGATCAGATCGAATGTCTGCTCCACAACCGTCGCACCACCTTCAGCGGGGAGAAAGTCTGCGGTCTGGCCAGCATGGGTGTAAGCGTAGAGGACATCTGTTCCCACATCTGGATCATGCGCAAACAAACCCAACTCACGAATAAAGAACCCCGTTTGAACTCCTTGGTTCACCAGTACCACCCGAATGCGGGATGTACCGTCACCAACGAGGTCGATCGACTGAATACCAAGGGACGTTTCCTCAGCAACCAGCCCCTGCAGAGCCTCAATATCTGCAGGCGCGACACCAGAGCCCAAACCGACACGCGTGAACTGCAGCTGCTGACCAATTTGCGCCTTGGCCTGCAACTGACGACCAGCCGTCGTCAGGATCATTCCGGGAAAGGCTGCCATTATTGTACCTCATGATTGATAGTGAATTTCTGAGCGACGTGAACAGCACCACTTGCCAATTGCTCCAAGCCAAATGACCCGAACACCAGTTTGGCCGGATGGATGGTGGTACTGCGGCGCTGGTGAATACCAATTGCGAGCGATTGGGCGTCAGGCTGACAGCTCAACTCGACCTCATGGCCAATGCTGTAGCCAACACCCACCCGAAGCGGTCTCCCAACTGACAACTCATATTTTCGCTGACTGCTGATGTTGACCTGAAAGCTCCGCGACACGGGAGCAACCCGGCGAATAGCCTGAACCAAATGGCGGGCAACATCAGGGGCGAGCAGGCCAATGATCGCATCACCCCCCGCCTCCCCGGCGTCGATCAGAACCCGAAACGACCCACGGCTACCGCCATATTCCCACCACTCTTCCAGTGTCGCTTCATATCCAACCGACCTGATCACTTCGCGTACAGCATAGGGTGTGCCCTTAAAGCGATGGACCTCCGCACTGGCAGCGACAACTTTCCTTTTCACATCGTCAGGCCATGCCTGATCCCACGTATCAACGGAGTTTTCCCACGCCAGATGGTCGAGAATGTCAGGACTTACAGCCCACGGATCCTTTGAGATCATTTCAACCGGAAGTGCAAAAAGGCGCTCCTCCAGCACATCGAGCGCCCGCATCAATGGCGTTGCGCTTGGCGGCAAAAGGCTCTTCATTTGCTCAGACATTGCGCCACCCATCCGCCGCCTCGCTCAGCGAAATGGACACCCCCTCACAATGCGGTGCATCAAAAGGGCCTGCCTCAATGTTGGCGGAGGGGGCAACCACCTCGACATCGACAACTCCAGGAACGGAAAGCGCCGCGGCAAGTGAAGACAGGTAAACTGTCCGGCCTATCCGCAAGCGCCCCTGCAGGTAGCCCTGCAGCGCATCCCGCGCGGCAACCTCGACCGCAGATGATGAGTTCAGGGCCTCGACGTGCAGAATAGCCTCTACGTGAAAGGGAACAGGCCGAGCCGAGACAACAGATAAGAGATCGCCAACCGGGCGCCGCTTATCTTGCACGCAAGCGCCCCTGACAACCGAAAGCAACCCCTCCGATGCGACACCGCCATCCTCTGACGACAACACAACCAGCTTTGGCTCTGCAGGCGGGATCGGTGGATCAATGTTGTCATTGGGGCCATATACCGCGACATCCACAACCCGATCATCCGCCTGCAGCGCCCAAAATATATAGGCTCCCTCACCGCCAAACGGCGACCATGCCTCTATCGCGAGCTGGATCCGAGCCCGAAATGGCCCATCCCCCTCATAGACAGGACTATCCGGATCACTCCCATCCAAGACCTTGCGGACCACTCCGCGCTCAGCCCCCAGCTGATCAAGCGCAGGCCCACTGGCCAGAGCCAGATAAACCGAACGGATCGCCTCAATCATCCGGTTGTCAGCGTACAACTCCCGCGCCGCCGCCGCTTCATTCAGAGCCCTCAGTGGGCTAGCTGCCACATTGCGGGCCGTGGCCATCACCTGCGCCGCCGCCTCCGGCCCCAGATCTTCAGCTGCGCGAGCCTCCAGCTCATTCAGGCGCGCAGCAAGGATCGCATCATACCCCTGCCCTTGCAGGATCTCAGGCTGCGGCAGGGCAGCCAAATCCAGCGCTGCAAATCGCGTCATGTCTGCAAACTCCACTCATCTGCCCCACCACGCGCCACGCGGACAACACGCACCTCATCGGTGACAGTCGAAACGTCACCGCTCAATGCGTGGGGCCTGTAGTTGCCGGAGAGGTCGAGAATGATTGCCCCATCTGAGGATGGGGCAACCTTCACATTGGTCAGTTCAAAGCGAGGCTCCCATTTGGCCAGCGCCTCCGCCACAGCCATGTAGAGAGACAGAATGCCCTCTTCATTTTGAGGCGCATCGACAAGCTTGGGAACTTCGGAGCCGAATTCACGCAGAAACACCCGCGTGTTGATCCGGGTAGACAGGATGATCAGAATGCTCTGTACCACCGCAGGCCACCCATCGAGCATTGCGCCTGTTCGGTGATCCAGATCCATCCAGGCTTACCCTTTGGCCGTCTCTGTCTTGGCTGGCGCAGACTTGCCCGCTACCGCCTTTGCGCGCAGCCCCCAGCCATAGGGCTGGAGATAATACTGCGCCTGACGCGGCGACATCGACACCACTTCGCCCTCTTTACGCCACACGCCCAGGATCTCGCGCGCCTGCACGACCTCATATTCCACAGCCCCAACGGCCCCGGTTTCACTCATCAGATCTCTCCTCGAAAATGGGCCTCAGCCCGAAAACACTTTTCCAGATCCAGTCGCGACCGAAGAGCCGCAATCAACCGGATCCCCGACCCGCCCCAGCGGCCGGCCATTTACAAAGACGCGACCGCTGCCAGAGGCGAGCGCTCCGCCGTGGGGAGGACAATCCGGACAACCATGGGCCGCCCAGCTATCCCCCTGCCGATGGACAGGCCGCCCATCAGCAAACACATCCGGGCTTGCGCCAGTTGCCGGGCGTGACGGGAAACACCCATGGCCGGTACAGCTATCGCCCTTTCGCGCGACCGCAGGCATCAGGGCGCCAGGTCAATGCGCGGCCCATCGACCACCACGCCGCCAGCCGTCAGCACCACTGAACTGGCCCCGACCTTCAGAACGATCTCAGAGCCACCCCCGCGCACCGAAATCAGAGCATCGCCCACCTGCATCAATACGAACTCATCACCGGCACCAGACGGGCGGCCATTCGCGTTGGAATTGATGCTGGCCTGAATAGTGCCGTCATGCAGATCGCCAGATTCTGAATAGACCTTCACTTGCTGGCCTACCGATGGCGGAAGATGGGTCTTAGCCTCGCCAGCGGCCCCCTCTTCCCAAGGCAGCCAACCTGTCACAAACGGATGCGGCCCGTCATTCAGCTGGACCCGCGCCAAGCCACGCTTGGCATCCACCTTCACGACCACACCTGTCCGAGACTGCGAACGAATACGGCGCTCCAACTCACCCACTCGCCTTAGGATCTCACTCAAAACACGTCCGAGATCATCCATCAGCTGCCCCCTCAGAAAAATCTGGCAAAACGATACCGGCAGAGCGCGGGGCCCCGCCAAAGGAATAGAGCTGCAGACTTTCCGCAACCCGCGTTGTCATGGCCAGCAACTGCTCATAGGGCGGATAGGGCTCCGCTTCCTCCACGCCAAGCGCCGCCTCAATTAGGGGCAACTGTCTGATCCCGGCCTGCGTAGCCAGCTGGAGGAAATCCGCCCAAGGACCACCCGGCGGCCGCGCCGCACCTTGCGCCGGATCCGCCACCACCGTGACTGAAAACCGGAGCTGACCGGCTGCGATCCGCAGGCTATCGACCTTTGTTCCAGATCGCAGCTGCTCCTTACTCTCCCAGCTGGTCACGAAAGCGCCCAACACCTGCGCCCACGGGCTCTGACCATCCGTCAGCGCCCGGCTGATCTGGACTGCCAGAATGTCCATCGTTGCCTCAAATGCGGCATCCGTGGCGGGGATCCCCTCCAGGATCTCAGAGGCGCCCGTTTCCTTGTTGCTCCG